GAAATTATAGTTAAGAGATTCAAACCCTTTATTTTCTAGCCAGAGTATTTTTTGAGCTACTACTAGACTAGAGTTAAATTTATCTGATGCACAGGAGAGTATTTCAATGTTAACTTTTAGTCCACTGAGGCCTTGTACAAGAAGAAGGGCATCGGCACACATTGGTAGATTGGCAAATCCTTTTCTATCCACAAAATCAAACCAATTATTTTTGTTAGGATCATCTCTGCAATTACATCCATAAATGCTTGAGTAATGCTTATCGAAGTCAGCAATGACCCCGTCCATATCTAAGTAAATAGTATCAATCATTTTAATAGTTTATCCCATGGTATGTCTGTCGAATAAGGTATCGGATCTTTTAGTTTAGCTTTACTAAAGTTAGCAATACGCTCACTGCAAGAAGGACACTTACCGCAACTTCTGCCTGAAGAATCAGGATTATAGCAAGTAAGAGTAAAATCCAGTCTAACATTTCCAATCTCCTTTGCAATTTCTAACTCTTCGTACTTTGATAAGTGACTGAAGGGAGCTAGTAATTTAACTTTATGTGTTCTATTTTGATCGGCAACAGCATTCATACTATCTACAAACTTCTGCGTTGTATCCCAGTATCCGTATTCATCGTGTACTTGCAACCCGGTAAAGACATACGGTGCATTATGTGACTCAGCAAACGAAAATGCCAATGCATTTAATATCATATTACGAAACGGAACATAAGTCTTAGGTTGAGGGTCACCAAGAACTTCTTTTATTGTTGGCATATTAACGTTTGTACCAGATATATTAGCGGAGATAGGCTTGGCAATCTCTCCTAAAATACCTAAGTCAAGTACATGATGTTGAATGCAAAGATACTCACAAGTTTTTTTAGCTAATTCTAATTCGCGCTTTTGCTTTTGACCATAATCAAACGAGAGAGCAATCACTCGACTATACTTACCATCAGGTCGATGTCCGTACTTTGCATTTAAGATATAGGTCATAATAGTACTATCCAGACCTCCAGATAGTACCGATACTACATTCTGATTATACTCAATACTTGGTAGATTACTAACAGCCTTGTCCAGGGTCATCATGTCTTTCCTTTTGTACTTTATGTACATACACAACAGCATCCATAAGTTCTTCTTTTAGATGCTGTAACCATTGATCGAAGTTTAAATCATTACGCTCCGTAGTAACACCATATTTTTTAAAGCCATGTAAAGAGCGATCTACAAACTCTCCACATATTTCATTTACATTGTTATCAGGTGATTTCATTGTCTTGGTGTCTTAGTAGAAGGTACTGCTGGGTTAATAATAGAATGATCATAAAGTAGGTTCATAGAAGAAGCACGTACGGGGTTAATATCAATACCCCCTCTTCGAGTATATAAACATCCTACTAATAGCTCTTCTGGTTCAAGTAAGTCCCAGAGTCGTTTGTAGATACATTCGCAAATTTCTTCGTGAAAATGATTCTCTTTTCTCATTGAGATAATATATTGCAGAAGCGACTCATCTGTAACTCCTTTCTTACCCTTTACATGAATATACACATCACCCCAATCGGGTTGATTAGTAACACGACAGTTCGAACGTAAGGAATGTGAGCGTCGTTTAACAGCGTATTGCTCTTTTGTTGGAATAACTTCTAGAATATCAGCCGATTCGTTGTAACGATCAAATGAGATGTTTTCTACATCACAATAAAACTCTAGAGAAATAAAATCACCATTAAAAGGTCTCACTGTATCGCTAGGGTTAATAAACAAGCAAGCTTCCACTGAGGCCGGGCCCCCAATCGCCTTTTGTAAATCATCTTCAATCATTCTTTCAATCTTGTATATCTCATCATGCGTATCAATTAAGCGAGCCATATTATAAGAGTTGAGATAAAGCTTAACTGACTTTGATTCTACAATGTTAGGTGAATGACTATTATAAACAAATTTTAACCAGCCTGAGATAGGATAGCCATTTTTAAGAAGCGTAGAAAACTCATATGAGTTCCAGCTATCTCTTCCTACAAACGGCAACTTTTCACCATCTAACCCGTAAGCTGTTCGATTAAGCTGTCTTGGTACGGCTACTAACAGCGTTGGATCTACATTGTCAGGTGTTACGTATGGTTTAACAACCGTCCCGTCTCCCGCCTTACCCAGGTGTACTGAAACTAGTTTATTAAGTTCTTCTTGATTATCCATTATGATTTGTCCTCTTTTCTAACTCCGTATTGTAGATGTCTAGAATAAATTGAGTGCGCTGTCTTACCGATCCATTTACAAATAAAAAGTTAATGTTATGCCCACTCATAACATCGTTAAAAATTTGTACGATGTCATCTCTAAATTCTGTATCAGTACTTCTAGTGCCGTCGTCCACAATGTCAAACTCCGGCACAATATAAAATAAAAGATCGTACAGTTGTACGGTCTTATTAAAAATTCTATATGCGAGATCTAATATTTCCTGACTTACCTTACCTTTATTTCTCAAATACTTTGTATATACCAGTCCGTCAAGAGAAGTTCTATCCGTAATCATATTGTCATGCATGAAGAGATTTACTATATGCTCTTGCATGATTAGTCTTTGAGTCACGTCACTCCCGTGCTCATTAATTAGTAAGCCATAACTTTTTACTCTACGTGTTACTTCATCACAAATAGAGTAATCTTTAAATATTGGTTCTGATCTTAATGCATTAAGTAAAGTAGTTTTACCTACAGACTGTGCTCCGCTAATCCCAATTCTCATTTAACATTAACCTTGTATTTAAAAAGTCTACCCATAATTCTATAGACCTTTCCTTCAATTTGCCAATCAGACTGTCCAGTGTTTCATTTTCTTCAATCAGGCAAGCATGAAGGCGCATAATTTCTCCCTCATCTACCTCCGGTGTTACTCTGTGTATAACCGTACCTGTGGTAGGTAGTTTAAGCTCTAATGCTTTCTTTTGCGGGTCTTTACCCTTAAGTATAGGATAAGTTCTAATGTCTCCTGGATGGCCGTTATATACTTCAAACTTCTCGCAGATGTCAGCCGGAAGAATTCTTAGATACCCATGTAGTGTAATAAGCCACTTCCCGTTATACTCCTCTCTTAGGAAGTCCATAATTATATCATGCTTCCATTTTACGATGTTAAAATTATTAACCGAGGTATGAAAGGTAGACTCGTTTAAATTGTTAGTAAAAACGATTGAGGGTTGGTATCCCAGTCGTTCACAAATGCCTACTAACTCGGAGCCAGATTGGCTGAACATAGCAATCCAGCCCTTTTTAACAGGTAAACTATCCATTACAGATAGCTCTGAAACATTCAATATTGTAGAGGACTTTTTCAAGAGTTCCATCATCCACCTCTTGGTTAATCATAGTAAATAATTTTTGTGAAGGTTTATCTTCCAAACCGTCTTCACCTTTGTATCGCATTCCCTTTAAGCCCGCAACGACGGGGTTTGAAGTATCGATAGAATCGAGCCAGGTAAAATCACGGTATGAGGAAAATTCTTGCGGGAGGCCACATCCGAGGAGGTGATGAGGTTTCTGTGTGTTGATAATCCCGGTATGGAGTAGATGGTGTAAAAGTGCGTCCCGTCCGTACATGTAATGATGATACACTGTCGGGAGTTTTCCATTTACATTTTCGTCCACAAAGAATGAATAATCAAATGAGAATGCAACCTTATCTACTCGAGGTTCTACTTCCTCATAACACCAAATAATATCCTCTAAGCTCTTACCTTGAACTACTCCTATAGTTTTACACCCAGCAACAGGCTCCCAGTTAAGTAAGCGTGCTACTGTTCCTTCTGCATCTTCCAATACATCAGGAATAATATAATAATCAGGCATTAACTTCTCAATCCAGCCACGATACTTTTCTGAATCAAATGCCTCGCCAAGTTCAAAGATAGAGTTATCAAGAATAATCTCTCGACCCTTTTCTTTTGCTCGTTTAAACTTAGCCCAATACTCTTCACTCTCCTCAAACAAATGCACTAAAGCATAATCGTAATCAGTAACTTCTTGTACGTGATTAAAAATAGAAAGAGGTGCTTCGTGTGCAATTTTAGCCATTAAGATTATACTCCTGTTGGGCGTGCGCTCGATCACGCTCTCGTTTTTGATAGTACTTCGTCCCTAGAAATTCCATACGCGTAATAATTTCGTTTACTTGAGGTTGTTCTAGCTTTACAATTTCGGTCACACCACTAATCTTTTCCTCTAACCAGAAGTTCTTTGGGTAGAAAGCTTTAAATGCTTCTTCTACTCCTTTCATTTCTTCTAGAGGTCCGGCTATCGTTTTCATTATTTTAATGTCCCAACTTTCATACTGCTCGGGAGAATGTTTAAAACGATCTAATGCATCCCACGAACCAGTATGTCCGAATTTATAAAAGACCTCTTTGGTCTTCTTATCTGTAAACCTGGCAAAATACATCTTACCTATGTTCATAACACCATCCTTAAAAGTCCTACTGTATCAATTGTGGTAAGTAGTAAATAGTTTGCTAGAAGGCCAAAAGACCTTCTCGTCCAGGAAGCCCATGCATATAATGCACAACCGGCAATCCAAACAGGATAGAGAGCGAGTAATGGAGGATTGGGTACAGTAAGAGCCATAGTGATACTACAGCCAATACTAATAGCCCAGGCCAGGACCTCAATAGCAAAGCGTAACCGATTCGACTTAAAGTCGTCCTTAATCCAGTCAAAGATTCCACCAATAACCCCTTCATTCATCAAACCCCCTTACCTTCACCTGCTAAAAAGTAGTTAGTTACTTTTTGCATCATAACAGTTTTACTTTGAGTGCGACTAAGTTCGTCCTTGAAGCGGAGTTTAGTAGCGTCTTTTCCACTTGACTGATTAATAACATTGATGCATTGCTCTCTAAACGTTTCTACTGACGCAATTGGAAAAAGAGCAAAGAGTTGGGTCATCGTCTCACTACCAATTCCATCTTCTTTAACACGATTACGAGAGTTAGTCTGAGTATTAAGTTGCATTACGGTCTCCTAAGTTAACATCTATATTATAATATAACTTAGAAATTATATCAACCCTACAACTTGCTCCGGTATTACAGCTTCTCCCCATACGTCTGCTGTAGTGCTATGTTATCGAAGAACTCTTTCTTTACTGACGCGTCATGAAACTGTCCGTGTAGAACGGTTGTTTGAGTTAGAGAGGATTGTGCCATAATACCTCTATTTTCACAACAGCCATGCTTTGCAGCAATATAGACAGCTACGTCCTGTGATTCAGTTGCATCCATAATTGACTTGGCAATCTGATTACACAGTTCCTCCTGAAGAGTTCCTCTCCTAGCATGCCACTGCGCAATACGGGTGTACTTGGATAACCCAATTACTTTATTACTAGGAATAATTCCAATGTACGCAACCCCTCTTACCGGCTGATGATGGTGTGAACAAAGAGATTTTAACTCTGACCGTACCACAAGCATGCCCGAGTACCTATCATCACTATCGTTAGGAAATGCGGTAGAATCGGGTGCAGGGTCATATCGCCCGGCCATAATTTCGTTGTAGTACATTTTAGCTAGTCGACGAGCAGTCCCTTTAGAATTAGGATCAGTCTCTCGATCAATTAAAAGCGCATCTAATACCTTTTCAAATGCTTCCGTAGCTTCATCTATTAAATGTATCTTAGATGCCTCTACGACATACTCACTAACATTATCTCCGGCCCAAAAGCGCTTACCATCCGACCTCATTCGTTCTCTAAGTACTTGCGATAAATTTTTTTCCATTATTAAAGTTCCTCAAGCTTTTTTTTGTAATGCTCAATTTGATCTTTCAATTCTAGTTTTTTCTTTTTTAACATCCTTACATGTATGTCATCATCGTATTGACGGTAGTTAACTTCTATTTGCTTATCAACTGCTTGATGTAAATCTTCTAGATGCATAATAAACTCTTCCATTTCACGTTTTGTCATAATCATCTACAGCCCCTCAAATAAATTCTCTTCCCACTCTCTATGACCTTCTCTAAAAGCCATATTAGCTTGCGTTTCTCTAACTTCTACTCTAAAGCACCAAAGCCGACTTGCTTCTCCCGGGCCCCAGTAATCAGGTACATAAACGCCATTAATATACTTGTACAACATATCGGCTAGCCCTTCACACCCTAACCTTGGTAGAACAGTAAGTTTAGCTAACTTAAGTCTTTCAAGTTCGTGAAATTTTTCAATTAATGGATCATCTTGAGCAACTAGTAAGGTATGATCGAATTGATCTTGCAACACTTCTTTCAACTCTTTAAACCCGCCATAGTCAGCAACCCAGTTACGAAAATCTAGATCGTTACTTCCGAACCAAAACTTCATAGAAAAAGCATAACCATGAATGAGGTTGCAATGTGAGTCAGCTCTCCACTGACGATATGCAACTGGAAATGCATCAACATACTCTTTAGTTGAAACGTACTTGTATGTTACAGGCTGTAAACTCATTTTTTCTCCCACCAAAAATCTATCCATTGAGGTACATCTTCTCTACTAAGTTCCCATCCAAAATAGGTAGGGGTAAAATTTCTTGCATTAGTGTTGTTATGGATCAAGGTAGCGGTGTGCACTTCTTTATATACCTTAGTAATATCATCTAACGATACTCCTGTATCGCAAATATCGTCAACCACTAAAATTTTCTGTTTTCTTTCAATAGCTAGATGTATGACAGAATTTTCCTTGTCTCTTATTTTAGAAACGTTGCTAGACCAATTTAATGCTACAAACACTGTATCAAATATATTTGATAGATGAACGGCAGGGGTTAGACCCCCCCTTACAACTCCTACAATTACATCGTAATGAACGTTTGCTTTTTCAATAGCATAAACTATAGAAGATAGATCATCCATATAGTTCTTAAAATTATAATCTATATTTTTCATTACGTACCCCATGCGTTCTTAAACAGAGGGATTTGTAGTCGGTCGGAATAGCGCCAACCCTTCTTCATTGCAAACTCGGCAACCTGTCTGTTGTTGAGATGATAAAGCTCTTCAGTTCCTCCACAAGGCATAATGTATACCGGGCCATTGAACCCCGCATCTCGATACTCACTAACTGCCTGCTCGGCTTCAGCAACGTCGTCTTTGTTTGCTACTACGAACTTGAGGTAGGTAAATCCTACAGCAGAGTATTGAGAGACAACTTGAGGTTTGATAGCCTCTTCCCACTTTTCACCTGATACTGAAAGTTTAGGAGATACGGAAAAGGTTAATTGGTCGTAGTGACCTTTGGCAAACGTCCACTCATTAAGGTATTTAAAAAAATCATCGGTAAGAGGCTGAGTGCCGTTAGTTTCAAAGGTAAGCTCTTGAAGGCTATCAAATTCTTTTTGAGAGAGGAGGTCGGGATAAGAACGCTGCCATCCTAGTAATGGTTCACCGCCAGTAATTACTAGGTGTTCGTCTTGCCATTTCTTTTGAGGAAGGAGATCAACGATGTCTTTAGCCAGTTGGGCGCATTCAATAACAGGACTAAGGTGCCTAAAACGAGGGTCCCAAGAAGCGTAGCTATCACACCCAGTATGGACCAGAGGAAGAGCTTTGTATTCAGAATAAAATTCTGGATTGACATTAAGACGTTCTTCACTGGCAACTCCTGATGGCATTCCAAAACCGGAACACGTGAAATTACAACCGAAGGTTCTTAAAAATACTGAAGGTACACCCATATAGCGACCTTCACCTTGAATACTATAAAACAACTCAGATACTTTTAGCTTAGACATATCACTCCTAGTTTACGTGGAAGGGCACGACCAATTATATAGCTAGACTTTCTTGCCTTTTTATTTGTCGTGAAATATTTTTTCTTTGACGTACTGCGCGCTCTAAATGAATTCTATTCGCTCTTCGAGTATAATCAATTCCATTTAAATGATCCAGCTCATGAAGGAAGGCCCGTGCTGTCATTCCAGTATAGGTCTCAGTTACAATTTCTCCATCGAATTTTTGATAACGAACTTTAATTGACTTCGGTCGTTTAATTTTAACAAATAAATTTTTAAATGACATACATCCTTCATCAAGTAGAACTTGTTCTGATGTTTGTTCTACTAAAGTAGGATTAAATACTCCAAACGGCTTTTCAGAAAAAAGAACAAAACATCGATAGGGTAATCCACATTGATTAGCTGATAACCCTAGCCCTTTATTCTCAATCATTGTTTCTATAAGATTGTTTACTAACTCGCCTGGATTAATTGGAGGGTCACTAAAATTAAAACGCTTAACTTCTTGAAAAAGAGCAGGGTCGTCTTCAGGTACTAAATTATAAATCATACGCGTTCCTTAGGAATAAAAATATAATTGTGTGAGCTACTATTAAAGCTTTTAACTTCCTCGTAATCTAGTTTAGCAAGTAAATTAAAAATATAATCTTTTTCTCCAGGAGATAACTCAAACACAATTGTAGGTCTGTACTTTTTAATAGTATTAATAGAACCTTTTAAAGCGAAGTATTCGTATCCTTCTATATCGAGAAACAACAGAGACAGGGAAGAAAGTTTTAAACTATCTAAAGTAATGGAAAAAATACTCATCTGTCCATCACCTATTTTACTCATTCCAACATTTTTAGGACTTTTGTTTCCTATAGTTAAAAAGGTATTTTTATCTCCTAATGCTGTATTAAATTTTACTATTCTATTTGTCTTACAATTTTTAGAAAGACAAAAGAAGTTTACAGGGTCAGGTTCAAATGTAAATACTTTATCAAATTCAAAAGCTAACATAAACGGATATAGTCCACAATTACCTCCCGCTTGTACTACCGACTTTCGTTCGGGTGTATTACTCATAATTGAATCATACATGCTCTTCCAGTCGCGAGAAATAATATTAAAACACCCTCTATCTTCCGCCGGCCAGGTAAAATCATAATCCTGTCCTTTTATTTTTGCCGTTCTTATGTCAAATTTTTTTGTCTCTAGTGTCACAATATCATTCTCGAAAAGTTTTTATGTTTTTCAAATTTTATTACATGCTCAAATTTATCAAACAATTGATCACCTTTATGGCTTATGATAAAGGTATTAGTGTCTGAAGTAAGAGATTGAAGTATTTTAAGAAACTCATCTGTGCCAGCATTATCCAATGAGCTATCAAATACTTCATCCATAATGAGTAGATTAGTACTGGCAGAGTTACGTAATTTAGCAATTGCTCGCCAAGTAAAAAGTAATGCCAGGTCAATACGCATTTTCTCGCCTTCCGAAAAACTCTCATAACTAAACTCATCTCTAAACCTCGACTTAATAACTTCTTCAAAATTTTCGTTTAACTCAAAGTTAACAAAAAAGTCCATAGACGCAAGGTACTTGTTTATTAACTTATTCATAATAGGAATGTACTGCTTTATAATTTTAGTCTTAATTCCAGTATCTTTCAACAAAATAGCTGCCACATCTAGTACTTGTTTATCTTTAACCAATTGTTCGCGCTGATGTAATAGTTCTTTTAAAGTATCTTTCAACCCTTTTAGTTCTTCGGAAGTGTCTTCATTACTTGATACGTCTTTTTCTAGATCGGTTATCTCTGCTTTGAGATCAACAATAAATTTATTCCATGTAGATATTTGAACGTTGGAATTAGAGATGATGGTGTTTAAGTCAGATATCTTTTGTAGTATCTGGGCGATCTCAGATAGTCTGGCATTAAGTTTATTATATTCTTCTGCAAGCTTGGCCTTCCCTTCACGAACTTCGTTAATCTGGGTATTGTCTCTTTTAATAATATCTTCTTTGTGTTCGTGTTCAATTCCCTGACGGCAGGTAGGGCAATCGTTATGATCGGTGAAGAATTCCACTTCTTTTTCAAGCTTACTGATTTTAGAATCGAGTTGAGTAGCCAACGTCTCGAGCGTTCTGAGCTTTGTCTGCACCTTACTTTGATCTGAAATAGAAGTATTGAGTGTTTTTTGCTCATTCGTATTTGTTTCAATCTCTGCTGAAACTTTCTCGATTTCGGATTCATACTCTTTTATTTTAATCTGTTTTTGTTTTATTAATTCGTCATTATTTGTTTTAAGAATATTAATATGCTTTTTGAGCATATCTATTTTTTCACCAGTTAACTTAAGATTATAATCAATGTCTACTATGTTTGATTTGTTGCCAGCTATTTTATCTTTTAACAATACGTTCATTGTAGAGAAGATTTGAATGTCGAGCAAGTCTTCTATAATTTCTCTTCTATTTGCCGCAGACAATTGCATGAATGGTACAAACGAGGCACTACCAAGAATTACTATCTGACTGAAAGACTTGTGATTAAGTTTAAGAATATTTTTCTCAAACATCTCCTGATAGTCTTTAGATTCAGCATCTTGATTAATAAGCGTACCGTTTTGATACACTTCGAAGATGTTAGGTTTAATTCCTCTTCTTACTTTGTAATGCTTACTACCTATAGAGAACTCTAGAACTACCTCTAATCCTTTTTGATTAATAGAATTAATAAGCTGAGGTTTATTAATCTTACGAAATGGCTTGCCATAGAGTGCAAATGATAGTGCATCAAGAATAGTAGACTTACCAGATCCATTCTCTCCTACGATGAGAGTAGAACGGTTTCGTGTAAAGTCTATCTGTGTGAATGAGTTGCCTGTTGATAGGAAATTCTGCCACTTAATATTACGAAAATAGATCATCCATTAAACCATGTAGGTGTTGGTCGGTTGGTCCATCGCGCAAAAGAAGCTTTAGCACCTTTATAATAATTTCTATACGATTGAACCACATCACTAACTTTATACTCGTCAGGCATTGCCGGAGTAGGATCCGATAGCCAAGGATTAGCCGGTATGTTTCTGGGAGGATCTTCTAGTACAACAATAAGCCCATCGCGTTCTACTTTATGTACTTTACCATATCTGTGAGTATACTCTTTGCATAGTTCATAAAGAAGTTTCCATAACCATTTATAATGAGTATAGCTTGACCGTACCCAAACGGCTGATGGATGATTTTTATGTGTCAGTCGGTAGATAGGTTTAATGACCTGATCACCGTCTAGCATATGATGGGCGTTAGAAAGAAGTTGAGCTGATTCGAGAATCATTTTTACTACATGCTTATCACAATGCTGTCGAGCACAATCGCCCGGCTCATTACTAAGATAAAAAATGTTCATAATTATTCCATTGCAAGTGCTTGATTATAGAGCCCTCTTAGTAAGCCATCAAGCCTAGGTTTGTCAACTTCAAGCTGTAACTGTTCAACGTATTTGTTAAGTATAGTAAGAGTATCTTCTGCTTCATTCACTATGTCATCGTCGTCTTCTAAGTTAAGATTAAGATGATCTTCAACTACCTGCATATCTACTACTCCAGCACGCTCTAGTTTTTCAATAAACATTTCAAACCAGTGCGGGTTCGTTTTATTTTTAATAATAACTTTAACAATTGTATTTTTAAATTGCTCAAAATCGTCAACAATTACATCAGTAATACTTTTGTTGAGGTCATCATACCACACCTTCTTAAACATTATAAATGGATTTGGAATAAACTCCAACTCTCTCGTTTCTGTATCAAGAATATGAAATCCTTTTTGGTCATCGTAATCAGACCAGGTCATTTCGTACGGGGTACCGACGTAAGTAATGTTTCCTTTTGTTGACTTATGATGGAAGTGGCCTGACAGCACCATGTCAAATTTACTAAAGATGTTTCTATCAAGCCCGTCTTCATTCAACGCACCTTTGTGCATTTCAAACCCTTGTATTTCAAAATGCCCTATAACTATTTGTGCTTTTGTTTCTTCCATAGCCTGAAGCACCTCGGCATGATTTTCCGGGCATATCCAAGGAACGGCAAGAATACTTGTACCATTAAATTCTAGCTCAGTTGGTTTGTGAATTTGTTGTACGTTTGTGTATTCGTTTAATAGAAGACCTAGAGAGTTAACCTCGTTAGTATTTTTATAGTACGTATCATGATTACCAACTAAGAGGAATGTTTTATACGCACAGTTTGCCTCCCAGAAGAAATAATCTTTGCAGTATTGCAAAGTTTGAAAGTTAACAAACTTTCGCCTATCAAATACATCTCCTAATTGGACAATGTTATCAATATTGTGTTCGGCGAGGTAAGGGAAAAAAACTTCTTTGTAGAATTGCTCAAAATGTTTATGAAATACTACGTTATCACCTCTAGCACCAAAATGTGTGTCACCCAGAATTGCTATCCGCATCTATTTCTTCTTCCATAAAGTTTTCAAGCCCGCGTTTACGTTTAACCTTTTTCTTGTCTAACGTTTCTTCAAATGCTCTAATAAATTCACTAATACTATCGTTATCTGTATCCATGTGAGCAGGAACAAAGTCTTGATCATCCATTTCTCCCTGCTCAACTAACGTATTCATAATTAGAGAGTTTTCCATCGTCTTATGCTTAATGTATAACTGCTTTTTCTCTTTTTGTATACGACGAAGAAAAGCAAAATAAATTATTTGTGTGAAGTAAGCAAAAGGATTGTTTGATTTAGCAGGATCAAAGTTATCAATATAACTTATACAGTTTTCTATGCCATCGGAAATCATCTCCTCTCTATAAGAGTAGTTGATGAAGTTTGGCTTCATAGAGAGTCTATTAGCAATCATGAGCATACACTTACCGATGTATTCGGGTATAGGGGGCTTGTTTGTATTACCTTTTTTAGCCGCCTGTACCTTATCACGGTAAATAGTTATCTCTGCTAATAGCTGCTTATTATCAACGTAGTGGTTTGAGTCATTCATAACGATCAATTATAACATAGTTAATACTTTACTTCAACTTTAGTGCTTGCTAGAAGACACCCCGTGTTCAAAAAGAGCTCTGTATAGTTGATTGTCGCTGTTGGCATCATCCATTAGTTCGGAAGTAATGCTCGCAAGACTGTCATTAAAGGCTTTATCAACAAATTCTTTTTGATTTTTTAAGGAGTTAATGTAATAAAGATCAACTCCTTTCTTTACTTGATTGTATGTAACAACGTGAGCTTTTTTAAATATTACTCTTTCACAATCATCAAAAAAAGAGTAACGGTGCATAGTAATAATAGGGAACCCGCCCGGGCGAGCATAACTAAGAATTACCTTTAATGGCTCTTTAACAATTAGACTGATTTCATCATCATTAATAATTTCTCCCAACACTTCAGTCCCGTCAACGAGTTTAATTATTGATATCAATATGCTTACCTATGTTTATAGTGTGTATTTTATACTTAAACTTTTCTTCATTGTAATAATTCATTCTTTCGGCAAAATGAAGAAGGGTGTAATTCTTTTTTGACTTCCAACTTAAATCATCGGCTAAATCGTAAAGGGTGGCAAACGTTTTGAATTCCCCTTTTCTAAGACCGCGCCCTATAGATTGAAGTGTGCGAATTCTTGACTTAGATGGGCTTGCAAAAATAATGTTGTGTAAATTCTTAATATTTATACCTGTACTAAAAGTACCATAAGAAGCAACTATTATAGCAGTTTTTTCATCTTCTACTGCATGTCTAATGTCTTCCCTTTCCTCACCTTTTACTAACCCATCAACATAAAAGACTTTATCATGTTCGCACGTAGCTTTAATATCGGAGAACAAGGTCTCTCCTTGTTCTATTGTCTTAAATAGTATCAGAGTGTTGCCTTTGAGAGATAAGGAGAGATTGCGGATAAATTGGTTCCTATCTATGTTTTTAGCTAGAAACGCTGCTTCAGATTGATAATCAGCATCTTTCATTAGCTTTCTGCTAGCTTCGTCATAATTAAGAACAATAGCATTAATTTTTAGATCTGACACATCTTTGTTTTCAATCAACTCTGCGGTTGATATAACTTTCATTACTGGGCCAAAAAGCCCTTCCAGAACAAGTTTATTAGTTTGTGATCCATCTAACGTACCTGTTAATCCAAATTTAAATGGGCAATCAACTAGCTTGGTCATAATAGATGTTAGACTTTTAGCTTTAAATAGGTGCGCTTCATCACCTATAACGCAGTTAAATTGTTCGAACCATTTTCGCGGTAGCTGATAAATTGATTGCCAAGTAGTAACTACGAAAGGTGCGTCTGTTATTTTTTCTTGACCGGAAAATATTTTATGTACAAGACCCTCTTTCAATCCGTATGATTCAAAATCAGAGCACATTTGATGAACAAGTGAGGTAGTTGGTACTACTATTAGTACCTTTCGATTGTCAGATGCCTGTAGTTTAACAAACCTACAAAGTAAATAGATTATTAATGATTTACCTGAAGCAGTAGGTGATACTAAAAGTGCTCTTTGCTTTCTAACGGCAAACGTAAAGGCATTTAATTGATAGTCTTTAGGAGTAAGAGTGAGAGTTTTTAACTTCTTTGCAAACTCATCAGACTCTTTCAATGACCAAGGCCAGTCACTGAAGTCTTCCGGTGTATCATATTTTATTTCGTACCCACGTTCTTTTGCAAACTCAATTGTTTGTTCAATTAAACCTCTATACATTAATCTTGTTGCAGAAGAAAATAATCTTATCTTACCATCCCACATTCGCCTTTTAAATTGAGGGGAGAAACGAGCTCCAGGAACGTCAAACGTAAACCTATCGGCAAGCTCTTGAGCTATCGATGGTTCGCAGTATACGCGGTTGTATACGTCGTTGAGTTTCTCAATTGTGATCATGCACCAACCTTAAATTTCTCCCACGAAATAGCTGCATTAATCTGATAACCTCTTGCAGGAAGATTTTTAATAATTGATTCTAGAAATTCTACCTTTTCTTTCTGCATTTCAATTCTTAGTTCTAATTGATTAAGATCATCATCTGATTGCATATACACCCCTATATCAGATCGAAGAATTCTTAGTTGAAAGGGTTCGTAGCCATGCTCTCTTAACTCTTCCTCACTCATAGTACCGTTATAGTACTCAAACTTTTGCTTGTATAGTTTTTTATAGCTTGACTCATACTTACGTAGAGCAAGACGTTCGTCAGAAAATATATTGAAATATTTGGAGTGTAGTTGAGGAATGCGTAAACTAGCTTCACCTAGTTCACTACGATCTATCTCACTATCATTACGCCATAAATTTTGAATGTCTTCCAGCTTCATACGACCTCACATATAGTAACGCTAGTATTATACTATATTAACCAGTTAATATCAAATGTCTGAAAGTTAAATGAACAGGTAGTGTCTATGTAATCTACGTCTACGTTACGAGCGTCAAATTGAAGGTCGGTTAGTGTAACAGGGTATAGTTTTCTAAAGTTAACTTCAACGATAGGTTTTCTCGCACTGTTAAGAATAAGAAGAGAAGCGTCAGAATAAATTCCTTGCCCTGACATTTTGTTTTCTTCTTTTGCAGCAATGGACTTATACTCATCAAAGCTGTTAGGAAATCCGGTTTCTCTTAGCCATGTGAACAGTTCCATGTAATTACGCATTTCTTCATCAACTCTAAACGTAACAACAAGCGCACCATACTGAATATGATCCCCAGCAAACGGCAACTTTACAAAAGGAGTAGGTACGTTTGTTTCACCAAGCGTGACACTTGGAATGTTGACTGATTGAACGAAATAATTTACGTCTGGGGTTTTCTTAATATCAAACTTAAACCCTAGAGGAGAAAGAAAATTTCGATTTTCTGGAATAGATTCTGTGATTGCCATAATATTATTTATCCATAAAAAAAGCCCCTAGATTTCTCCAGGGGCTTTAGGTCTGCGTTTATTGTTATTATTATATACGCAATCTTACATCAGGTTGTTAACGAGGAATCTACGATAGTAAACGTTAGAATCTCTGAGAACTGTACCGCCACCTGCTGTCTCGCCTTCTGCAAACGGGTTAGCAACCATTCCATAACGGGTTTTGAAACCAATCTTTGGCTGGAATGTGTCTTGATCGACAGCACGAACCATTTGGAGAGGAACATACGGGCAGTAGAACATACCAGCGTCAAATGCCGAAGAGCCTTTGTAGCCGATTGTTACATAGTTACCTGTTGTATACGGATCGATGTAAACGCGTAAACGTCCATTTAGAACACCGGCAAATGTTGCACCTGTGTCATCGATTTGAAGGTTGTTAGAGTTCAGGGCAGGAGCATAGTCCAGAACACCGGCCATTTGCAGGGCAGACGCAACGTCCGACGAGCAGAGAACGATGTTACCTTTACCTCTACGAGTTTCTTTTGCAATTTGGTTAGCTTCGCGCTCAAGTTGGAACATCAA